TGTTACGCATCATGTGAGTTGTAATTGATTCGGCAACTTCATTGTGTGCGCGTGAAAAAGGTTGGTAGGTTGGCATCACCCGCACAGTTACTGCGCCGAGGTTGGCATCAAGGTTGGCATCAGGTTGGAAACACCTGCTTGAGGTTGGCATCTCAGAAGGGGCAGTCACCGATCCCACCCTTTGCCGCGCTAACGCGAACCCAGCGCCTTGTTTGCGGCTTGTCTCGGCCATCGTAGAAATTGCGCTTGTGCACCCACCCTAGCCGCTTCATGGCGTGCGCAACGCGCATCTGCGCCTGTCGATCATGACGGGCTGTGTCAACGCCAATGGCGTATTGCAAAACTTCGCTGGTAGTGGTCCAGTCGACAACCACGGTCGCCCCGCCAAGCCGTGGCGGATAGCGCCCATCGCCGACAACCTTCATGGCAAGCCACATGGCGATGAGCCCCTCCCAGCTATCCTCCTGGTATCGCTGCTCCTGCTCTTCCTCAATCCCGTCCGGCAACACCCACCACTGCACGCCCTGGTTGAATAGCTGCACAGCCTCAGCCCATAGCTGATCGCGCGAATCAAGGATCGCCTGCAGATTCACGTCCCCGCCATCGTCTACGCGCACCGGCAGGAATCGCCGCCCGCCCGTCGCATCGCGCAGATATTCGCTTTCGTTGGTTGTACCGACCAGCACACACTCACGCCGGTAGCTGCGTGGCACACGCTCGTAGGGTGCCCGGTAGGTATCCGTCAGGCGCGTGATCGCAGCCTTGACCGCCGTGATGTCCGCCTTGGCAAAGCTGTCCATCTCGGCAATTTCCACACCCCACTTGCCGCGCAGGATCTGGTAGAAATCCGTACCGCTGGGTGATTCCAGCGTCTCGACGTACCACTTCGGGCTGAACAACGTCTGCAGCCCGGTTGTCTTTTTCTTGCCCTGCTTGCCTTCCAGCACCAACATGAAGTCGACTTTCGCGCCCACCATCGGCTGCCGCGGATCAACCCACAGCACACGCGCCACCGCGCCCACCGCAAAGCAAATCGCTGCCTGACGCGCATAGGGCGTATCCACCACCCCGAACAGAGTCGAAAACATCGCCTCAACGCGCGGCTGACCATCCCACACCAGCCCCTGCAGGTACTCACGAATTGGGTGCCGACGATGCCGACGCGCCACCGTAATCACCGCGCTCAGTACCGCCTTGTCGCTCACCGGCATCCCATAGTGATTCGGGTGCTGCAGCCAGGCCGCCAGCTCGCAGGCATCGGTGTCCGTGAACTCATCCACTGACCCCGCCTTCCACGGCGGCTCACGCGTCAGCACCACCTGATTGCTGCTCTCGTCCAGATAGAACAACCCGGACAGCGCCACATCGTTTTCGAGGATCAGCAACAGATTGTGCAGTGACCCCTCCGGGCGATTCTCGCGGTTGCGATTCATCAGGCCTTTCCAGCCATCCTCAATCGCTGCCTTGCGCCCCTTGCCTTGCTTTGCCACCACAGTCAATGTCGGCTTGCTCATGCGGCGCGAACCTCCACGACGCACACATGCGCCGCCGCCCACATTGCCAACTGCCTTGGCGTCCAGCCATCGCGAATCGCATCCGCAATATCCCAGCCGCGCGGCTGACCTTGCACATCCACAAACCGGATCGACTTGGCACCCGCCCAAAACAAATGCTGCGCCACGCCAGGCATCATCTGCCCGTCACGCGTTGTCCAGCCGAGCATCGCATCGCGCCCGGCCTGATCCGCATCCGGCCACAGCACGACATCGCGGCCCGCCAACGGCGACCAATCCACGTGGCCAATGCCCTTACTGCCGCCCGGCCACGTCAGCACGACGTAAGGAGTCAGCGCGTCAGCGCCAGCCGCGCGACATTTTTCGCCCTCCACCACCAAAACCTGCGCCGCTGGTCGCGCTGCCAGCGCGTCCAATCCCTGCAGTGGACGTGGCGAAGGGAAGAACTCCAAACACCAGCGCGTCTCTCCCTCCGGTCCAACACACCACGTCACCTGCGGCGTGATCTTCTTTCCATCCTCAAAATCGCAACGCAGCACATACCCCAACAACCTGCCTGCGGCATCGCGGTACGCGTCCACGCGGCTCGGCTTGAAACGCGAAAACTTGCCCAGCTCACCGGTCTTCGGGTCTTCGCGTTTTGGATTCCAGATCGGCACCGTCCACCCGGACGCCTGCAGCAAATCCGGCGCATCGGCAGGCACTGGCATGATTGGCATCCACGCCCCCACCGATGGCCTGGGCAAATCCTCTGCAGGCGCTACCGGCTTCCAATCATCCGTTGCACCCAACCGCTTGCAGGCCTCGGCAAAATCTACACCGTCAATAGCCTGCAAAAACCCAATCACATCGTAGTGCGCACCACAGCCAAAACAATGCACATAGCCCTTGCTCGGCACCACCGTAAACGACGGCGACCGCTCATCATGGAACGGACAGCGCCCCACATACTCCCGACCACGGCGCACCAGCGCCACGCGGCTGGCCACAACCTCAACAATATCGACCCGCGCTTTCAGCGCATCGACATCGATACTCACTTTCGGCCCCGCCGCGTCGGCCCCTGCATCGACAGCTTGGCCGCTTGCATCACCGCCGCCAATTGCTCCGTCAGCTGCGCCACGCGGGCAATTGCCTCAGCCTGCTGCAGCGCCGGATCGCGCAGATACTTGTCAACCAGGTAATGCACGGGCGTCAGATCGCCGGTCGCGTCGAGGTATCGCTCGAACTCCGCGAGCCCGATATCGCGGGACCGATCGCCGTTGCCACCGCTCAGCTTCTCGGACAACTTCGACGGCGACAGATCAATCTGCCCCGCCACACGCGTCAGTCCGCGCTGGTAAACACCAGCCGCCAAGCAATCCCGCAGATCACGGTGACGGGCCGACAGCCCAGGTTCCAACGTCAGGGTAAGTTGGTTGCTCATGGGGAATCTCAGGGCAGCATGCTGCCCACTCGTTCCCCATTGCGGGCAACAGAATGAGCACCATGGAAACGAACAGAAAAACGCCCCGCACCGCAGCCACCCAGGGGGATTGGATGACCACGGTGCAGAGCGTCGGGGGAATATCCGGTCACAGCGAATTCGACCAGGCAGCCGCTTTGTCAATCAGCGCCGCGCAACGCAGCACATCGGCATCCGACAACAGCGCCAGCAAACGCTTCTTGGCTTCGTTCTCAGCTCCGTCACGGGTCAGCATCGGATCGAATGCAACCAAGCTGTCAGAGAGCTTGATCAACAAATCCACCACATCGACCAGCGACGACGACCCCGCACCTGTACACACTGCCGTCAGCTCACCCGAATTACCCCGCGCGTTTTCCTCCAGCCCAATCAAATCGACCGGATTCAGCGACGACAGAACCAATGTCCCGTCTCGCAATGGCAAATCGCCCTCCCACCCATCCACCACCGCCGTACACCCAAACATCGCCCGCAACGCCTCAGCGTTGGCGGTTTTCCCAGCACCTTGCGGCGCGAACACAAACACAGTGGGACTTTTCACAGGGCCTACTCCTATCAAACGAAAAAGCGGCCTCGCGTTAAGCTCTGCAGACCTACCCGCAGCACCCAACGGAGACCGCCGTGAAAAACACCGAAACCAACCTTGCACGCGTTTGCCTGCGCAACCACATGAGCGTTGCCGAGGCCAACTTTCTTACCGAAACCTACGGTGCCGAGCTGGCCAAGACCAATCACGTCCCGCCTGGACTCGACGCCAAAGAAGCCATTCACCACTACCTCATGCAGAAGCATCACTGGACTCCCAGGCAGCTTCACGACATGACTTGGCCGCAGCTTCGCGAATGTCTGCTTCAAGAGATTTCCGAATGGACTCCGCCTCAAGAAGCCTTAGCCGTTCTGGCGGAGCACCGGCGCTAGCCGCTGCCTCCAGCCGCAAGCGCGCCAACTCTGCCTGCGTTCGCGCAATGTTTGCGGTAATCCCCAGCTGCACAGAGCAACCGCGTCGCTTCCGCGGCACTTCGGGCGCACGCGCACTCACTGGCATCGCCTTCGCCAGCGCCTGCCCGATAGCGTCAGCAACCGCTTGCGCGGCGATGCGCTCATCGAAAAAGCCCTGCACCACCACCTGCGGGCCATCGCCCACTTTGACAACCACGCCAGCACGGACAAGGGCCATATCACGCCGCCTCGCTTTGGGTGGGTTGCCAGATGTCAGGCCGAAGCTCATGCCGAGACACCGCGCCGTCTGTCGCCGCCTCGATCTTCATCGCAAACTCGGGGCTTGGCTTGCGCCCTTTCCAGCGCGTGGCGAGCTGCCACAGGTACATCGGTGACGTGTCGAGAGACTTAGCCAGACTGGCCTTTCGCTCTCGATCAGAAATGTAGGTTTGAAGGTCCATGGCTTGACTATAGCCACAGGCTAATCATTTTGCAATAGCGCTGCGCTCATTCCCGCGCAGATAGCGCGGGGCTATACATCCGGTATGAAGACCATCGAAGACATCCGCCACGAAAACTTGCTTGCGGTCGTCGCAGAACTTGGCGCGAACAAAGCCCTTGCAGACCTGATCCAGAAAGATCCCGCGCAGGTCAGCCAGTGGATTAACCGCTCACCGAACTCCAAAACAGGCAGGCCGCGCAACATAAGCTCGGACACCGCTCGGCTGATTGAAACAGCAACGGGAAAGCCTAGCGGCTGGATGGACGCTCCGCACACGCACGCCGCACAGAAGAAGGACGCAAACCCAGCAAAGTTTGGCATCCAAGAAGCCCGCGAAGGCTACGGAGCAAAGCCAATCGAATTCGTGGATGCCATCGCCAGTTGTGGCGGCGGTGCGGTAAACCACGATGCAGAGCTTCGCCCGCCGTTGCTCAAAGAGCCTTCATGGTTCCGTCGATACCAGATCGCACCAGAAGATGCGCTGGCCGTGTGGGCTGATGGCGACAGCATGGCCGACTTCATTGTCGACGGCGATATCGTCATCTTCAATCGCCGCAAAACAACCCCTCGCAGCGGTCAGATATTCCTGATCGAGCACCCCGATGGACTGCGTATCAAACGTCTACGCAGAGCCATCGATGGAACATGGGTGCTGGAAAGCAACAACCCCAACAAGCTGCGCCATCCAGACGAGCCGATCACACCAGATCAAGCTGATTTGCTGCGTATCGTCGGTGAGTTTGTGTACCGGCAGGGCGGTTAATCCTGAGCTACCACTTCAAGGTGTCGGATGGTGAACCAGCCATCCTCACGCCGCATCGCACCAAAGCCATTCTTCGCGCGATATTCGCACCGTACGCGCCACCCAAGGCGCGCGCGCGTTGGCACAGAACACCCATCCATTTGCAGACTATCTGGATCATGCAGCCTACGCTCTAGCCAGCGCTCCACAGCGGGGTACGACCCGTCCCAGATCGACGCAACCGGCTTCGGCCCGATTTCCGCATCGGTTGCTTCAGGCTCTTGCTTTGGCGGATCGCAACTCTTGCGCCACGTGCCATCCGCGCACTTATAGCTGACACCTGGAAGCGGCCTGTCATCGGCTATCGCAAAACCATGGATCAGCAACACCACCAGCCAGGCATACCTAAGCATCGGCGTCGACCTCCGCCTGTGCGCGCAATACGGCAAGGTGATCACGCGTGTCTTGTACCGCATCCGCAATCACAAACAGCACGATTGCCGCCTCCAAGATGATCGCGCCAACGATGCCTACTGCCACGAACGCACCAATAGCAACAAGCCCAGCCTTGGTGCTAAGTGCAAACCCTTCGTAAATTCCAAACCCTGCCAACACCATCAGGATCACGTAAGCCGCTTTTGCCAACGACGGCGTGATGAACTTTTCGCGTGGCGGAGCGACGGCATCCTGCCGCCTCTTGATCTTGTTGATTGCCTTTTGTTGCTCCGCACGCTTCGCTCGTATCGCCTCCAAAGCCTTCTTGTAGATCACTCCGCACGACGGGCACGATTCATTATCTGCACCGGTCGCGTCATGATTTTCATGGCGACACTTCGGGCAAGTTTTCAACATGGGAAATCCTCGCGCAGAGCCCCCGCCCAATGCGCAGAAATGAAGCTGTCCCCGCGTCGCTCACGCGGTCAGCCATGCCGAAACCATACCCTAACCGGGACAAGCAAGCCGAGCAAACGAGCGCATGGCTAAAATATTTTAGCGCTCGGCTATTGACAGAAAGTTTAGCCACGCGCTAACGTTTGCCCATCGCCTCACCCCGAGGCCCGATGGAGCACGCTGATGTACCAACACACCACCCCGTGTGGCGTCACGCTGACCAGCACCGCCACCCACCCACACACCGCCCTGGGCGACATCGCCGCCCAAGCCCGCGCCAACGGCCTCACCCCGCCAACGCGCCTGACCCAGATTGTCGACACCAGCCGACCGGTGTCGGTGTCCATGGGCGCTCAGCCATTCCTTCGCCGCACGCCGGAGGCCGCATGAGCCGCATCATCCACATCGACCCACGCCGCGCCAACATCGTCCGCGCCGCCGTCAACGCATCTGCAAAAACAAACGGAATCTGCGAAGCCGCCCGCCTCCGCGCCGTCCATCGCGGCCTAGCCCTGCTACGCCAAGGCCGCAGCACCGCACTGGCCTGCAGCGAAGCCTGCAGCTTTGTCCGCCGCGTTGCAGCGGGTCGCGAATTGCTTGGAGGTGCCGCATGAGCAACCAGAACGAATCCACCAACACAACTCTGAAACTCGACCTACCAACAGCATTGCATGTCGCCGCAACGTTTGATAGCACTGCCCTCAGAGCATTTGGCGCACTGGCCGCAGCAACGATTTTGTTCCGCAACATCGACTGGTCAGAGTTCCGCAAAAGACCCGAATACAAGGAATACGCGGAGCTGTATCAGAAACTTCTGGAGGACTTAGGAAATTCGATTGAATCAGGGATTGGACACAGCGACTTTGATGATGACGACGGTGACGATGCCAAAGGTGGTGCAGCATGAGCGCTGACCTGTACCGCGTCATAAATCTCACCGCAGGCAATGACGAAACCCCGTGCGAAGCAGCATTCACTGATGCCAATGCTGTGCTAGCGCTCGCAAAAGTCGGTCAGCTTTTTTGCCATCAGTTGACGCCAGGAACCGGGTTTGCTTTGTACCGCCCAATCACTGGCGACGGGACAATGTTCGGCATCGCCCAGACTCAAGGCCTGACTCTCGCTGCAAGAGATGTCCTCGCCGAGCGCCAGCGCCAGATCGATGTCAAGGGCTGGACCCCGGAGCACGACGACGAGCATGGCGATGGATCGCTATCAGTCGCTGCAATGGCATACCTCGATTGGGTCCATGGCGAGTATCCAGACGGGGATGTGCCAATCAATTGGCCGTGGGGATTATCCTACTTCAAGCCGAAATATCACCGGACAGCCCTCTGTAAATCGGCGGCACTGATCCTTGCCGAGATCGAACGCCTTGACCGCGCAGCGGCCAAAGGCGGTGCCGCATGAGCCTCCACATCAACACCACCGAGGCCCAGCGCGCCGAACTCGACGCCCTGCCAACCACCGCCGCCTGCGAACTGCACATCGGCGTTGAGCACGGCATCGTCACGATCAGCGTCGACGTCGATCGCAACGTGCCGATCATCACCACCACGGTGCGCACGCCAGACGCCCGCCATATCCTCTGCACCTGCTACACGGCAGTGACCGGGTCAAGCCCCGCCGTCCGCACCGACAGTCAGCAAACCGCCCGACTGTGGGTGGGAAATTTCCGAGTCCGCATCCCCGCCGACATCGCCGGACTGGTCACGCACTGGCTTGCCGCCAACGTACCGGCCGCCAACCCCGCACCACGCCCGATTCCCACCTGCGTTGCCGAGGCAGCGAAAGCGATTGGGGTGGCGGCATGAAACGATTTGATCCAGTTCCGCCACGTCGAGAAGGTGTAAAAGACCGTGATCTCCTACTTCCTGACGCGGGTTTCCAGCCAATTGAACTCGTTGTCTGGCTACTCATTGTTTCGGCCATCGCACTTATTGCTTTTGAAGTATCAGGAGACGAAAGCGCACCGACTGAAAACGCACCGACGGAATTCAGTCGCATCGACATTAGTGTCGTTACCGACAATCTGACAGGTTGCCAATACATAAGTCAGGCCCGCGGAGGACTTACTCCGCGCCTCGACGCCGACGGCCACCACATCTGCCAGGAGCCAGAGCAATGACCCTCTTCCTCTGCGGCTTCGTGGCAGGCGCCATCGCCTGCCCCGCACTCATCAGCTACCACAACTGGCGCGTCCGTCGCCGGGAGTCGCGCCAGTGATCACCGACGACGAAATAATGCAGGCGCATACCACCATCAAAGCCAGAAAAAACCCAACTGCCGTGTATGTCAAACCCAGCAACTACACGCTTGGATGCTGCACTCCGGCCAAATCCTGGGCAGACCCGCTTGATTTCCCGCCTGGCATTGTCGGCGTCTACACCGGCACCTGCGACCTGGAATCGTTGACCGAAGACATCCGCGAAATCGAAGCCAAGCTCCGCGCACAACCACCAGAGCGCGGCCGATTCCAGCCAGTCAGCCGCGCAAAGGTGCCGAAGAAGGCCGCCGCATGAACCAGCACGCTCTATTCGCGGCCCACGTCGCACCCAAAACCAACGCATGGCTGCGCCAAGCGCGCAACGAAATCGCCCGCTGCCGCGATGCCGCCACAACATGGCACGTCCGAACCGAATGGCACGGCGTTGCGCGAGGCCTGCAGATGGCAAACGCCATCACCCAAGACCTGCGCGAGCAAATCACCGCCGCCATCGATCAAGCCGTCACCGACCACACCGACCGCCTGCGCCAACGCGCAGCCACCAACCGAGTCGACGAAGAATGAACCTACCCGACAACGCCCACCGCTGCGCCGGACGCACCGACCTCACCGCCACCGGCGAACCCTGCCCACTGCGCCCCACCTGCCTGCGCCACACAACCCTGCTGCAACACCACAACGACCTACCCGACCACGTCCGAATGCACATCCCCGTAGCCACCCACCTATGCCGCACCCCACTGCGCGAAGCCTACATCCCGGCTGATACCGACGCGGAGGCGGCGGCATGAACCAACTCATCGGCCTGACCGGCCTAAAGCAATCCGGCAAATCCACCGCTGCACGCTACCTGCGCGACACCTACGGATTTCATCACGCCGATTTCGCTGGCCCGATTCGCGCGCTAGTCGCCAACGTGCTCGACACCAGCGTCGAGGCTATGGAGCCAATCAAAGAGCAACCGCACCCCGTGCTTGGCGGTCGCACACCGCGCTACGCAATGCAAAGCCTTGGCACCGAGTGGGGCCGCCAGATGATTCATCCAGACGTGTGGATCATGTCGATGGCGCTGCGCATCCGCACCACCCCGCGCCTGGTCATCGCCGACGTACGTTTCGACAACGAGGCCAAACTCATCGCCGATCACGGCGGGCACATCATCGAAATCACCCGCAGCAACACCACGCGCGACAACCACGCCAGCGAAGCAGGCATCGACCGCCGCTACATCCACAGCACGATTGCGAACGACGGCCACCGCATCCACCTTTACAACGCACTGGACGACGTGTTGCTCAAACTGCGGAGGGCCGCCGCATGAGCACCCGCATCCCCTGCGGATACGCCGCATGGCTGGCCGAGCAAGCCCAGGCTAAGCCAAGCCGCCTCGAACTACGAATCGCCCGCGAACTACAGATCGGCCCGGCCACCGAATCCGAACTGCGCAGCATCATGTGCATCAGCGGCGCATCCCGCCCCCGCTTCGCCAACGCCCTCAACGCCCTGCGCGCAAAAGGCAAAGTCCGCCTGCGACCAACCTTCATGCCACGCCGCACCACGCGCGGCACCCAGCAGCCGCTGGAAATCCTCGAACTTGTCGCGTGACCCCATCCGATGAATTCCAACTCTACAAAACCGACCGCCGCGCCTGGGCAATCGCCACAGCGCCACGCCGCGCCGCCCAGCTGGCTGCCATCACCGACCCCGCCGAAAAACGACGGACCCTTGAGCAATTTGGAACCGACAGCCAAGCCGCCATCTTGGCTTTCCTCACCGACCCCGCCGAAAAGCAACGCCTCTGGGAGCAATTCGGCGACGAATCCCGCCAAGCCCTACACGAGCTCGCAGCGCGACAGGCTAACGAACGCGCAACTGCAGGAAATCCCGCTGCAGCGCCTGCGCACCCTGCACGACCAGATCAAAGCGGAGGCAGCGACTGCGATGCGTAAAGCCAGCCGACTGCAGCGCGAGCAAGTCCGCATCAAGCGCGCCATCAACCGCAAAACACAGGCCGAAAAACAATGCGCGGAGTGAACAAAGTCATCCTCATTGGCACCCTTGGCGCCGACCCGGAAACCCGCTACCCAACCGGCGGCGGCACCACCATCACCACAGCCCGCCTCGCCACCAACGAAGCCTGGACCGACAAGCAAGGCCAAAAGCAAGAACGCACCGAATGGCACCGCGTCAAATTCTTCGGAAAGTTGGCCGAAATCGCGGGCGAATACCTCCGCAAGGGCGCCCATGTGTACGTGGAAGGCAGCCTGCGCACCGACAAATACACCGACCGCGACGGCGTCGAACGCTACACCACCGACATCATCGCCAGCGAAATGCAGATGCTAGGCAGCAAACCCGCCAACCAATCAACCAGCCACCCACCCGCACAGCCGCGCGAACCACAGCCGAAACAGTCTGCGCCAGCTGAATTCACCGACGACATCCCATTCTGAGGCCAACCAATGCACACGAACGAATACCGACACCCAGCCGCCGCCGAACTCGCCGCAAAGCTGCACCAGCAAAACCCGACATGGTCGCTACTCAAATGCTGCGAAGTTGCCAAACGCCAGACCACAGAACCATCCGCCCTGCGCCTTGGCGTGCTGGGGCATCCCGGCACAGAAACTCGCGAGTGCCAGGGCGCAGGGCGGATGGTTAGCGCACGTAGCTCAAATGGATAGAGCACCAGCCTTCTAAGTTGGTGGTTGCAGGTTCGAATCCTGCCGTGCGCGCCACCAACTGAGAATGAATATCCAGAGGCCGCTTGCGGACGAGTTAGAACTGGAGAATCAATGAAACTGAAAATGACGATTGATGAAGCGCTTGCATTTGCTGATGAGTGGAGCCGAGGAATGACGATCAACGAAGGCTCGCAGGGGTGGAGAGTGGTGTGCATGTTGCTTGCGGAAGAGGTGCGGCAGCGCCGAAAAGGAGAAAGCATCTGCATTAAATGCGGCCTTCGGCAAGATGGCGAGCACGTGAGCGGACATGAGTTCTAACGCCTGAATTAAGCCGCGCCGCGAAGCGGCGTCGGCTTGAATGATTTGTTAGGTGGCGACCAAAAAAGTGAGGAAGTTATGGCCACGATGTACCGAGTGCGCTGGGCGAAGATCGAAGCCTTTGAGGTGTTGCGGACGACCGCCAGGCAGGTTGTCCTCCCCAACCCGCACAGAAAAGGCGGCGAAGAACGCGAAGCAAAAGATACGGATTGGAACTCATGGCACGAAACATGGGAGGCCGCCCACGCCCGAATTGTTGCCGACGCGCAGAAGAAGGTGGATGGCCTGCGGCTACAGCTTGAACGCGCCAAAGGTGAGCTTGGAAACGCGAAGGGCATGAAGCCACCTAACGCAGAAGTCAGCGGCGCCGGCACGGCGTCCGCTGGAATGACGGGTTCGGCGGCATGACTACGGAGACCGAAATGGACATTGTTGATGAAATGCGTGGCTTTGAAATTGACCACGAGCCGGAAGGCTGGCCGGCGGTGCGGATGCGCCAAGTAAGCGCGTTGTGCGACGAGGTGGAGCGACTGCGTGCCGAAGTTGCCGAGTTGGACGAATTGCGCGAGAAGATGGCCGGCATCTTGAGCCGCACGGCGGTTGCACTGCGCGGGCCGGAGCCGCCGCTGACGCGCTGGAGTTGGCATGACCTACCGGAGAGGTCTGCTGCTGCGATTGCAGCGATCGACGTAATGCAACGCGCTGCGGTGATAGCAGCAACGGACACGCCGCCGAACGCCTGAAATCAGGCGCGACGCGAAGCGGCGTCGCCTGCATTGAATTGTTGGGCCGCAAAGCTAGGAAACCGATATGGGAATTGCCGCACACCGATTTGACAACGAAAAGCGCCGCCGGCCGGACAGCCATGCACGCCAGGCGATGTTGACGCCGCCATACCTGCTTGAGCCGGTGCGCGACCTGCTGGGGCAAATTGGCCTTGACCCATGCACCGAGCCAGACAATCCAACGCGGGCGCGGACGTTCTACTCCCTCCCGGCGGACGGATGCGCGCTGCCTTGGGACGCGGAAACTGTGTGGTGCAACCCGCCGTATGGCGAAGCGCGCGACCGATGGGTTGATAGGTGCATTGCCGAAGGGGCCGCGCGCAAGGTTTTGCTTTTGATCCCGGCCCACACCGAGACGCGGACATTCCAGCGGGCTTTGCAAGCTTGCACATCCGTGCTGCTGGTGAGGTCGCGCCTGCGGTTTGGTGTGCTCCGCGAGAACGGAAGGCAGGAGGCCGCGAGCCACGGCAGCGCGCTATTCGGCTTCGGGGTTGACCTTTCACCACTGGCCGCGATGGGAACGATCTTGCGGCCCAACGCTAGATAGACACCTGCACAGGTGTCTATCACGACAACACACCTTTGTTTAAGTTTCAGAAGAATTGAAAGGAACCTCAACAATGACCGATCCAATCATCATCACCGCCGACGAAGTCGCCGCAATCCTGCGGCTATCGCCCAGGTCGCTGGAAAAACGCCACACCTGGTCGCCGCAATTCCCCGCACCGCTGACCCGCCGTCCGCTGACATGGACGCGCGCCTCAGTGCTGGCATGGATCGACCGCCGCGACCGTCTGGCTCAGGCACGGGCAGCGTGATTATGGATCAAGAATCAGATTTGATTAAGCAACTTCGTGATGTTGCAAATAAACTGGAGCGTATGCAGAAAACTACAAAACAGATGAAATTCAGGAAACAACCTGATATAGAACGATTGGAAAAATACGCACCAGAGTTACTGAAAGTTGCTAAATGGGCAGTATTTATAATTAGAAGAGACGCGCCACAATTGTGTGACTGCTATCAATTTGAACGACTACAGGAAACAGTTGCTAAGGCACTCGGCGTGCCTAATTATCCGTAATCACCCCAACTTATCCGCCAGCGCATCCGCGTCCGCGTTGTAGTACAACATCAGCGAGCGCGGGTCGCGGTGTCCCACCACGCGCGCTAACTCCAGCACGTCGAGTTTTTTCGACAGCCGCCAGATTGCCTCGGCTCTGGCATCGTGGAAATGCAGGTCCGCGCACTCCGGGCACGCCACCGCAGCGATTCGTCGCTGCTTTCGCCACAGCGCGTCCCGAGTCCAAGCCGACACGCTGAACACAAGCTCGCCGTCGCGTGGCATCAGCGCCAACAGCGACCGCGCCTCAGTCGATAGCGGCACCTCACGCCGGTCGCCGTTTTTCGTGCGCGGCAGAGACACCTTCTTGGCACCCACCGCATCCCACCGCAGACCAAGCATCTCACCCGACCGCATCGCGGTTTCCAGCGCCAACAGAAACGCCACCGCCACCTGGTGCACCAACAGTGTTGGCTCTGCACCCCGCACGTAGCCCAGTGCCGACACCATCGCCTCGATGGCCTCTGCACTGATCCGCCGTCGACGCGGCGGCGGCGCTTTGGGTTTGCGCAGATCCGTAACTGGATTCGACGCGATCAAACCCCAATCCCGCCGCGCCGACTCCAACACTGATCGAAGTAGGTTGAGTTCACGCAGCACCGTCGCCGCCGACACCTGCGCCAGTCGCGCATCACGCCAGGCTGCCAGACGCGTGGTGTCCAGTTCCGCCACCGATACCGACGCCAGCGACGCGTCAGACATCAGCGCAGCTAGCCTGATTTTCTCCCAGCGATGCCCGCGATGGCCAGGCGAAACCTCGCGCAGATACCGGCTACAGCACTCCGCAAGCGACGCCGTAGGCCGCTGCGCGCCAGACAACTCGGCCTCCATCCGCATCGCCCAGGACTGCGCCTGCGCCTTCGTGTCGAACCGTTTCGACCGCCGAACCCGGCCAACACACACATCGGCAACCCAACGGCCGTCCCGCTTCCGAAAACTCGCCACGGCATCCCCCGCCGTAAAACCCGCCGTAAACAATAGCGGATTCAGGCGGTTTGCAGCGGCATTGGCTCATGGCCGCGAACACAAAAAAACCCGCAAACGTAGCGTTTACGGGCCTTTGAGTGATCCAGCGTGGTGACGTGGGATAGTGGATGGTGCCGGAAATAGGCACCGCTACCGCCGCAAAATCAGTGACTTACACTCTGCCGCCGTAATTTTGCCGGATTGAACTCAGTCGGCGGGCTGGTCACGCTCCGCAAACTGCTCGCGGATCATACGCCTGACCCACTCAGTAACGGCCTCGCCAGTCGGCTCGATCACGCTGCGCAGCATCGTGTCGTGCTGTTCGTCAAGCGTGATCGGCGGCAACACGCGGGCAGCGCGGCGGAAACGGGCCGTGCTTCGTTGCGTTGTGGTTTTAGGCAACGATATAGCCATCTGGTATTTCAGCCGTCTGGATGATATGGGGGAAATCCGATGAAACCTCGCAGGCGTCCTGAATCTCGTGGAGGATTTTTGCGTTAGCGTCGGCCTCATCACGGCGACCGCCTTTCCCTTCGCCAAATCGCCTGCCAAGGTCTGCGTTATCCCAGCCGTTGAACCGGGTGAGCGTGTAACCCATGCGCTGCGCCTGACGTATCACATCAGCAACCGTCTGGCCGGTCGCTGGGCGGATTGCTGAGTAAAGGACTGTGCTCATTTCGTTCTCCATATCGCCGCACCGTTGCGGCATGGTGGTTAGGCATCTACCGCTTCGAACCAATCCGACTCGGCCTGTAGCAGTTCGTCGGCGTAGTCTGCCAGTTCGGGCACATCGGCCATTTCGCCAAATGACATGTGTTTGTACTTCGCCCACAAGGCGGCGGGGATGAGGGCTTCCATTTCTTCGAAGATTTCGGATTGGGTTTTCATTTCGTTCTCCTTCGCCTTCCGGGCTGCCGGTAGCGTTTTGGTGCCGGTTCCTCCGGCTTGGGTGCCGCACCGTTGCGGCATGGGAGTAAATATACGCTACGTGCATATGCACGTCTACTACCGTTCGTCGGGAACTACCATCCCGAGCACATCCTCGAAATGGTCGACCATTTTCCTGACGCCACGAAAATGGTCAGCGAGTCCTGATCACCACACGCACAGCCGCCCGCAGCGCGGCGCGGAGGCGCTGGCATTTGGCGCAGGGTGGTTCCGGCGTCGGCGGTTGCACCGCGGGTGGCGCGATGTGGCGTTGGCGGCGGGGTGTTGGCAGGCGGATCATTCGGCAGGGATGCTGGCTGTGCGGATCTGGCACAGCAGATCACTGTCGCCCGCAGTCCACTCCCACACGACCTGGCTGGCGGTCGGCTCTGCTGAGGACGTGTTGTCGGCATACTCGGCTGTGCCGGTGACGCTAGTGGTTTCCGAATCCAGATACCCCCACGTCAGCCTACCCGTCGACGGCTGGAACACGGTCTCGGCAGGCACGGGCGCCACGGGTGGCACGGGCGGCAGGGTGATCCCGATGTTCAGCCCACGGCTGCCTGCTGCAATCGGGTTGAGTCGATAGAGTCGGGTCATACGGTTACCTGCGTGGCCAGCGTACGGCCGTCCGATGTGAGGATCACGACCACATGTACACCGGGCGTCATGGCGCTGGCCGGGAAGATCACGCGGCCGGCGCCGTCGCTGTAGCGGGTGATCTGCTCATCGAGGGTAGCGGCAGCGCCGACAATCGGGCGGCCATCGGTTTCGGTGAGGGTCAGCAGGTAGCCGTTATCGGTCGGCACCAGTGTCAGGCCCTCGTATTGCGTGGCTTCCAGCGCGCTGGATTGCCGCACCAGCCGCACGGCGGGCGTGTTGCCAATGGCGATGCGGGTGCGCAGTTGCGTTTGCTGGTTGCGCAGATCGTATTCGCGGCCCAGCACCATGCCGGTGGCGGTGCTGGACAGCACGGCGTGATCGATCGGCACGATCTCGCCAACGCGCACGATCTGCTCGATCCCCGACAGCGTCACGGCCCACTGCGGCCGAGCGTGCTGTTGCAGCAGGCGGGTGGCGACATCGGTGGCCACGCGTGATGAGGCAATCCACGGCGCATCGATGATGCGGGCGCGGCGACCGTGGCGCAGCACCCAATCGGGCGCGTCCAGTTGCACGGCGGCGCGCGGTGATCCGGACTCGAACTGGTAGCGCAGGGTGATATCGTTGACCAGGTCGGCGGCATCGGCGGTAGCGTCGCAGTCGACTTGTCCGGGCAGCGTGCCTGTGGTCGCCGCCAGCTCCGCCACCGGCCAAAGATGGCACAACCCGCGCGCATCATCGGCCCACACCGCACCGATGCTGTTGCACAGTCCGGTGATGACGGCGCGCACGGTGTCGGTGGCCTCGATGCTTCCGCCCAATTCCAGCCCAGCGATCTGGCAGGCCGCGCGGAAATCGTCCAGCCGTGCGGCAGGCACGCCGCGTTCGGCGATGACGTTGAGGATGTCAAGCACCACATCGGCGGGGTTCGTCATCAGCCGCCCGTTGGCGGTTTTGCCACGGCCACGGGCGATCAGTTCCGCGCCCTCGTCGACGGGGCCATCGAACTCCACCAGCGCCACCGCATGCCCGGTGCTGTCCGTGCCGTTGCGGTGTTGCCAGTTGCTCACCTGCTGGCCAGATACCAGCACGGTGTCGATACCCGCCACGGCGTGATCGGCCCACACGAACGTGCGCCGGTCGGCGGAATACTGCAGCAGTGCGCCCGCCGTCTCGCCGTAGCGATGCGGGATCGGCTGTGCCTCGCGGTAGGCATCCCACACGGCCGTGGTGCGCAGTGGCAATGCTGCGGTGAGCGGCGTCATGCCTCCACCTGCAGCGTGGCGACATCAGCAGCCAAACGAATCTGCGACACCAGTCCGGAAAACAGCACCACGCCATCCTCGACCACGCGAACAGCTGCACCCAGCGGCGGGCGGTCGGTCAGTAGCTCGCTTGCCTCGGCACCCGTGTTGATCAGCGTGATCGTGACATTGGCCGACTCACCGTCGACATCACTGCGGATCGACGACACGCTATCCAGTAGCTGCAGGCGCGCATAGTTGGCATCCAACTCGCTGCGCACAGCAGGATCCGCGTACAACTGCACCAGCGGTTCGGCATCCAGCTCGACCCAGATCACGGCGCGGCCTCCAATTCCATCGACAACGACAACAGGCGTGCCGTGGCCTGTGGCTGGTGGCCGAACGTGTCAGCGACGTCGATGCTGTCCGGCGTCACCCGTACCAGCGCAGGCTCAGGTGTTCCGGCACCAATCAGCACCGCCAGTGTTCGGCGATCCTCGCTGCACGCGTGCCCCAGCGATTGCAGCAGTTCGTCTACGCTGGCCTTGGCGAGTGCCGCATGCTCGACCGAAACACCATGCCCAGCACGTCGACCCAGCCCGGGCAATCGGTAGCGACGCGTCAGCCGCCCCAACTCCGTATTGCCATTGGTGAGCTGTGCCTCGAACGGCGTACCTGCAAACACCCAGGCCACGCTGCCCGAGGTATCCACGCTGATGCGGTAGGCATCGCGTGGCGTGGCGATCGGCATCCACAGATGCCCTGCCGACCAGGTAATCGTTTGCGATAGCGGTGTGGTGGCGAACCCGTCATCGCTGCCGGTGAGCGTGATCACCGCATCGGCGGGGATGTCGTGATCGGCAAACAGGATGCCATCCACGTCGGCCGGATCGTCCGGCGTGAGCTGCAGCACGGTGCTGCCCGTCCACTCCAATCGTCCGCCCGTTGGCGTGATCGCCCGAACCGCGCCATTGGCCGCGCGCACCGCAAACGTCCAGCGATCACCAGTCACCCACGATGGCGCCGCGCCGCTGGTAAACACCGCCGACAATCCCGCCGACAGCGACACCGAGCCATCCACATCCACAGGCCCGGTCCACGATCCGCCATCGATGCGCCACTGCGCCCGTGCGCCCTCGACCCGGAACGTGTAGGCATCGCCAAGGGAAAACGGCACCGTGCCCGGTGCAATCTCAAACGCCAGACCGCTGTCGCTGTAGCCTGCCAGTGCGGTTAGGTCGAGCGCGTAATCGGCAAGCCGACCATCGGCATCACCAATCACCGTCCACGTCAGCGTATCGTCGCCGGTCTGCCCGCCACTGGCGACCAGTGGCGTCGCACGGTTGATCTGCACGGTGATGACATCGCCCTGCTGATACGTGGCCCGTGGCACGCCCGCCAGATCGATGATGACCTCGAGCGCATCGCCGTCGGCAAACGGCTGACAGGGCGCATCCACACCGAGGCCGAACTCCTGCGTGGATACCGGGCGCAGCTCGCCGAACTCGTCCGGCAACATCCGGGCCGAGTGATAGTAGTAGCCGGGCTGGAGTGGGAGTAGACCATCTTCGGACTCAAACCAGCCTGCGAGTCCGTGATCTCTCCAAATGTTGTTACCGTCCAGCCCGGCCCCCTCAAAATCCGGCGAAATCCCCGCTGCAGCGCGCACGTCGTTGAGTGCCGACGTGTAGCGGTTGAGGTAGGTATCCGTGACTTCCGCCGTCGCATCGTTGCCGACAGGCTGATTGACCGGCGTCCACACCACAGAGCCATCGGTGATCGTGGCCGTCTGCCCGACAGACCAGCTCGGCTCGCTGGCACCCGTGGTGCCTGCCGTGGTGCAGACGTAGACGCGACCGGTGTAGGGGTGGATCAGGTCGCCCAGTGCCTTGGCCGTGGTTGCCGCCCAGTACGCACCCAAATCACGCCACACCACAGAGCCATCGGTCACCGTGCCGCCAGACGTGGGCCACGTCGGCTGCGATGCGCCCGAGGTGCCAGCGGTTTCGGCAGCATACGCATGCCCGTTGCGCGTGACCGGCAACACCACGCCTGCATCGTAGGGCGCGTTCGCTGTCCATGTCCGCCCGCCGCCGCTACCAATGCGATCCGCATAGGATCGACCGCGCAGGCCATACAGATCGGTCTGCAGTTCGTCGAATGCCGCATCCCACAGGGCATAGGGTTTTTCGCCCAGGTTGGTCCATGTGCCCGTGCCGTCGACGACCGTCGCGCCGACCGTCGTTGGCCACGTCGGCTCGGTGCTGCCCGTCGTGCCACCGCTGTAGGCGTAGCGGTAGCCATTGCTCACAGTCGGTTCGCGCACAACATCCACCGCAATGGCTGCTGAGGCCGACCATGCTGGCCAGATCAAATCGCCGCCCGCAATATCCTCAAGCCCTTTTGCAAACAACTGCGCCGCCTTGTTGGCCAGCTCAATGTCGTAGCGGGCAAAGCCGGGGCCATTGGGCAGCGTGGTGTCACCGGGCGCGTCGTTGTAGGACCACGGCAAACCCGTGTTCGAGCGGACAAAGCTGCGGATGAACGACGTGAGGCGCTGAACGCGGATAATCCGCGATGCCTCGCTCATAGAGTCAACCTCCTCGGGCGCAACGCCCAGATATTCAGAGTTGGGGCCGCCTTCGATGTCTGCTTCGTCGCAGTCACATTCGGCGGGGCGGGTGCGGTACGTGAATCGATAGGTTTTGGCCTTGGCCAATGCGCCCGCGATCAGGTCTTCCACGCACACAGTCGGGCGCGTTGAAGGATCGCTGCGGGTGCTCACAAAGTTGGTGCTGATGGTGCTCGACGGCGGCATCGGCGGCGCAGGCACGGTCGGGATAGTGAACCCGTATGCGCCACCCGCAAACGCCTGTGCTGTGGTCGCAGTGCCCAGCAATCCCGACACCTGCCCGCGCACACTCCACGACTCTGCGCCGTTTTCTGCTGCCGACGTGCATTTGATCGTCAGCACTTCGGTGGGTGCCGCCGTGCTCACGGAGACATCGACAACGGCCTCTTTGATGTATTCCGTGCCCTCAGCGGTTTGCGTGGCCACATAGGGCCGCGTCTGCACCGATAGCTCGGTGATGCCCTGACCGCCCGGGCGCAGATCGTTGACGATGGCACCCTCCACGGTGACCAGCGTCGCGTTGTCGCGGATCTCGGTCAGCGCGTCGTACAGCGTGACGATGCCGGTCAGCGTGTCCGTCGTAGTGCCGTCCGTGATGGCGATGCTGTGCGTTCCGCTGACGGCATACACCACGGTGCCCGCTGCCACACTGCGCACCGGTGCCGGGCTGAACCCGTAATGCCACGCCCCCGATCGCCACTGCCGATACGGCCGGTAAACCTGCGGGTCCATGCCAAAGCGGATGCGCGGTGTGCTGGCAGGCACGGTGCCATCGGGGTTGAGCGTGACGGCGCCGAAATTCCATTCGTCGCCGACAAAATCGTTGCTGCCCGCCGCCATCGCGACTTGCACGGCAAAATCCGTGGCCGTGGTCGTCAGGCCCGTGCTATCCACGCTCAGGCTCAGGTCGTTGCCTGCATCGCCCGACGCCACCGCCACCAGCGTGGCGGACTGAAACGGCAGCCGCGCAAATCGGGTTTCGGTTCCCAGGTCTTCGAGCGTGACGACAAACGTTTGCGCATCGACTGTGCCAGCTGCCGTCAGGTTCGACATCACGCCATTGCCAACGCCCGCAAACTCCGGCGCGGATACGCGACGCGTGATGCCGCCATCGTCGACAATTTCCACGTCCAGCACGATGTCGGCGGTGCCCGTGTAGTCACCAGACAAACTCACCACGCCGCCGCCCGCCTTGGCCGTGGTGTCGGTGCGCACGTAGTCACGCGAGGCCACGGTATTGGTCGCCGAAATGCCCAGTGCAGACAGTTGATTGCGGTCGTTGGTGATGTAGCGCACGGTTATCGGGCTCCGGTGTAGAGTCGGGTGATGCGGTCGAGCGACGGTTTCAGCTTGCGCACCAGCGCATCGGCATCCAGCGCATCGCCAGAAATGTTGATCACGATGCCGCCCGGCGTCGGCAATTGGCTGCCCTGCGTGCGCGGGCTGGTCACCGTGGATGTCACTGCGGCACGACGGCGGTCGGACTGCTCACGCTCGGCAGCGGCTTCGCGCTCGGCGGCGCGTTTGGCAGCGATCTGCGCCATCTCGCGCGCGAACTGTTCCTCGCTTCGGCGTCGTGCCTCGGCAGCCTCGGCTGCACCGGCAGCCCCAGCGGTTGCAGCTAATTCCTCGATCTGCGCCAGGCGGTCTTGATGCTGACGTTCCAGCACGGCGGATTCGTTGCCCGCAGCGCGGTCGGCTTCGTCCTGCAGCTCGCGGTTCAGGCTCTGCAGCTCTTCCAGCGCCGACTTGGCCTCGTCGCCAATGCCCGCCACCGCATCCGCTGCGGCCTGCGCTTCCGACTTGAGTTGATCCAGCGTGGCGCGGTCCAGCAGTTTGAGGTCATCGCGGGCATTTTCGGCACCGTTCTGCACCGCCTCGATGTCCTGCACCAACCGCGCCGCTTCCTCGCCAGCTCGAGCCAGATTGCCGCCGAA